TAGACAATGTTGATCAGACTGGTGATGTTGTAACAGCAGAATCAAGTCTCAAGGCATTCGAAAATTTCCGTGGGAATATTCGTGAGATGCACGGATCAAATGCGGTAGGAAAGATGGTTTCTTTTAAGCCAGAAACTTTCTACGACCCAAAGTCAAAAGAGTTCTTCAATGGAGTGTATGTCGATGCATACATCTCAAAGGGCGCACAAGACACCTGGGAGAAAGTTTTAGACGGAACTCTATCTGGATTCTCAATCGGCGGAAAGATTCTTGAGTCAGACAATGAAGTTAACAAGGCGAGTGGCAAGACCGTAAGATTTATCAAGAACTATGAACTAATTGAACTTTCTATTGTTGATTCACCAGCAAATGAACTTTGTAACATTCTTTCTATCCAGAAGGTCAATGGACAATACATTGCAAAGGGAATTGCAGTAGGAGTAGTAACCGAAAACATATTTTACTGTGCAGACAGTGATTCTGTTTTTATCTCAACAGATAAAACATATGACTCTCCAGTATCTGGAAAGCCAGCAGAGTTAATCGGATGGGTTGAAAGCTCAGATGTTAACAAAGCAAAAGAGATAGATAAGATTCTTGATGCATACAAGCATTCAAGATTTACGTTGCCTGAAACACAAACAATTGCAAAACAGGCAAACGCAGAAGGAGGTAATGAAATGTCAGATAATACAGAAAACGTAGTTGTCGAAGATGTTGCAGTAGAGGCACCAGCCGAAGCAGAAACAACAGAAGCAGCCGTTGAAGATACAGCAGTTGTTGCAGAAGATGCAACTCCAGCTGAAGCTCCTGCAGATGCAGTAGCAGAAGACGTTCCTGCCGAGACTCTGGAAAAAGCAGCCGAAGTATCAGAAGATAAGGTTGATGAACCTGATTTTGCGAAGATGTTAGGCGATCTAAAAGGCTTTTTCTCAGAAACTCTAAACAAGGCATCTGAAGCAAATGCAGCACAAGTAACAACAATCCAAGAGACTGTTGAAGCTTTCAGCAAGAGCGTAGATGCTAGAATTTCAGAGTTGGCAGAACAACACACAGCACTTTCAAGTGCTGTAAATAACATCAAGAGCACGATTGATGGTGTACAAAAGCGTGTCGACGCAGTAGAATCAGAGACTGCAATTAAGAAGTCTTCAGATCTTGGCCGATTTGAAGAAGCAACAACAATCAAAAAATCTAAATGGAACGGTTCTTTCCTCGGTTCCGTAAACGAAATATTCAACTAAGGTAGGTATAAAAATGAGCAATGAAACATTAGAAAAGGCCGTAGCAGCTGGTACTCAGGTATCAACAGGATTCGGTTCAACAACTGGTGGAACAGGAGTACACGTAGGGTCTGAACTAGGCAACGGTGGACTTCTTAACCCAGAACAGTCTGCTCGCTTCCTTGATTATATGTTCGACGCAACCGTTATCGGTAAGGTCGCACGTACAGTTCGTATGAAGTCAGACACAGCCGAGATTGACCGTATGTCCGTTGGTGAGAAGCTTATGAAGCTTGCATCAGAGGCAGACAACACCGCAATAAACAGTGGTGTAACTTTCTCAAAAATCTCTTTAACAACAAAGAAACTCCGCATGGACTGGGAGCTTTCAACAGAGTCTCTAGAAGATAACATCGAAGGTGCAGATCTAGAAGATCACATTGCACGTTTGATGGCGACACAAGCAGGAAATGACATCGAAGATGTTCTTCTTAACGGTGACACATCTCTAACAGGAGACGCTCTTTACAAGTCATTCGATGGCGTTGTAAAGAAGGCAAAGGCAAATGGCCGTGTCGTAGACGCAGCAGGAGCCGCAGTATCACGTGAAGTATTCAACAAGGCACTTAAGGCTATGCCACGTAAGTACAAGCAACGTCGTGGAGACCTTCGCTTCCTTGCTGGATCAAACTTGATTCAGGATTTCCTATATGCTAACAGCATTGGAACAAACCAAACAATTCCACAAGATATCGCTTCAAGCGTAATCCGTGGTGGAGTTGCACCACTAGGTGGACCAGCAGGATATGTGGCACCATTCGCATTCGGTATTCCGATTGTTGAAGTTCCACTACTTAATGAGACACAGACTGGTACATACGCAACACCAACAGGTTCACATGGAGATATCCACTTGACATTCCCAAATAACGTAGTTATTGGTATCAAGCGTGATGTAACCGTTTACCGTTTCTTCCAGCCACGTAAGGACACAATTGAGTACACAATGTATACTCGTGTTGGCGTTCAAATCGAGCAGGCAGACGCTTGGGTAGTTGTAAAGAACGTTAAGGTTGCTTCTTAATTAATTTAAGATAAAACCCTCGAAAGGCCCCTAATTAATTTTAGGGGCTTTTCATTTTAATTTATCAATGCTATAATTGAAGAACCTAACAAAGGAGAAATATATGTCATTTGAGACATTGAAGGTCGCAGAACTCAGAAAAATTGCAGAGGACTTTGCAGTTGATACTGATGGTATTAAAAGTAAGACAGATATCGTAGCCGCCCTTGCGGAAGAGGGAGTCACTTGGTCTGTTTATCAAAAAACTATTAAAGATATGGAAGACGCAACAGATGAATTTAACGAAGACGCAGAAGAGATTCTTCCTAGATTTAACCTAGATGCTCAGCCAGAAGATACAGTTCTAGTTAGAATGACTAGAGAAAACTTCAGATACGATATCATTGGATTTACATTTACAAAAGAGCACCCTTTTATTGCAATGACAGAAGAAAATGCTCAAGAAATTTTTGATAAGGAGGAGGGCTTTAGATTAGCAACTCCAAAGGAAGTTCAGGAGTATTACAACTAATCTAAGCTTATAAAATGGCAGAGATATATGTAAACAGCAATTCACCAATCAGAACGAAGATCTACTGGGAGGGTGAATTAGCATCACCTACAGGCAACGTAACCGCAAAGGTTTATGACATTACTCAAAACCCTGCCAACGTTATATCTTCTACCAATTTATTACTTACCTTAACTGGAACAGCTGTTGAAACAGATGTCGGCACATATCAAGTCGTGCTTCCATTTTCTTATTCAGGGTATCCCAGAAAACTAAAACTTGTCTGGGAATACACCATAGCTCCATCAAAGATAGGAACTCATACAACTTATGTAAATGTTGTAACTCCATATATTTCTATCAATGAGCAAATAGATGAATTGAACTTTGGGTCGGATCCAAGTGATCCTAACTATAAGACATACGCAGATCTTCAGATGGCTGAACGATATGCAAGAAAGATAGTTGAAGACTACACAGGACAAGAGTTCTACTTATATCCAGATACTAAGATTATCTACGGAGACGAATCAGATACCCTTCCATTATCATCTAAGTTAAATCGGATTTATCAAATCTATTCTAATGATATCTTGTTAGTGGATAATCTATCTACTCCAAAGGTAAATAACTGGCTATATGACCCAATCGTTTCAGAGACAGGTTTTGGAATAAGAGTTAATAGAGTAAACCTTTTAGACAATTCAGTATATGTCGCAAACGGTCTAGTTCCTCCAACAATTAATGACACATACAATGGAGTCTTTTCTAAGAATGTTAAGTACAAGATTGTTGGCGAATTTGGATGGGACCTAGTTCCTGCTCAAGTACAGATGGCAACAGTTGAACTAATGAAAGACTATTTCTCAAAGGACAAGGTCTGGAGAAACAAGTACATTAAGTCTATTAAGACATTTGACTGGAGTTTTGAATATAACAGATCAGCGTCAACAGGAACAGGTAATCTATATGCAGATCAATTGCTTGCTCCACATGTTATATCTCAAATGGTCCTTATCTAATGTATGATCTTGTCGACTCCGTTCTTCCAATGCTTATTGATATATATAGGCAATTTGAAACACAGGACCCAGCGACTGGATCTTTAAAGAAAGAGTGGCAATTTAATAGAACTATTGCATGCAGTGCAAAAGGAACTATTAGTAATTCTACAGCCAATAGATCTGGAGACAAGCAGACCTTTTCAAACAAATATGTTAATGAGCAGATGATTCAAATAAGAACTACATCCAAGTTAGTATTTAACGAAAAGGTTACAAACATTAGAAATTTAGACGGAACTGTTATTTGGGAAGAGATTAACTTTCCAAGCAACACGCCAACAGTATTTGAAGTAATGGGAGTTACTCCAATTACAGAACCGATGGGCGGAATTATTGGTTACAATACAACCGTTAAAAGATCGGAGAACCAGGTAATTGGACAGTAGCGTAGCACTATTACAAACCGCCAGTGGTCTAGAAAGATTAATGGCAGGGTCAGCTCCAGGAGTAATAAGAGATAGCACAGTAGCACAGATATCTGCATTCTTGTATTATGAAGCAGCGGTTCTTTCTAAGTTAACATCTAATGCTGAGTTTAAGAATTTATTTAAAACAACGATATTCAATCAAATAGAAAAAGACTTTGGCCAATATGTGGATGCCCAAGCAAGAACAAAGCCCAGAAGCCTGCACCATGTATATGAATGGAACAAGACTGGAAATCCTGCATTTAGATTATTTGATTTATATTTAATAGACACAGGCGGACTTTCATTTAGAATAGGCCGTAATTTTAAATTATCTAAATCAGCCGTGCCATCTAAAAATAAAAAACAAAAGAGAAAATATGTATTTGCAAACAAGGCTTCTGTAATGGAAGAAGGAATGCCCATAGTAATTCGTCCAAAGTCCGCAGAGCGCTTAGTATTTGAATTAGATGGCTCAACAGTCTTTATGCCTAAAGGTACCTCTGTGACCGTTAAGAGGCCTGGAGGTAAGGCTGCAACAAATCAATTTGCACTTACGTATGGGAGATTCTTTGGCGGGCAACTAGTAAACTCTTCAATAAAATCTTCTGGTTTTCAAAGGATATTTAATTCTAAGATCACAAGGGCTTTAAGCGTTCCAATTAATATTAAAAAGGTGCAGTATAGCTTTAGTGCTGGTAAAATAAGAATGCAGGCAGATGCAGCATTAAGCTCATCATTTGGAGGGTCACTATGACAGCAGATTACAAGATAGATGCAATGTTTGAGCTTCGCAAGTTTTTGTGGGCACAACTAAAGCTGACTGGCCTATTTGATCCAGATGACTACTACTCAGATAACTTAGGGTCTGAGATAGTTCCTATTGTCCCAGTTCAACAATTGCCAGAGATGGATCAATTCCTAAATGGCAAGAAGCATATCGTATATGATAAGATCGGAATGTCATACGAAGAAAACTGGCTCATATGCTGTGAGAAGGTTTTATTTACCCTATATTCAACAGATGTTACAGAGTTATATGAGATGAGAAACCTCATGACCGACCTATTTAGAAGAATGGACGAATCGGCAAATGATGTCAATATATCAAAGACTAGCAATAATCTAATTTTCCACAGCATTTATATTTCGGAAACATCTCCAATTGAACCATCCCAAGAACTTCAGGGGTTCCTATCAACTGACGTAATCCTGGAAGTCAAGTACTCTAGAGTTACAGATAGGCTGGGAAGATTCGCCTAGTTGCTTTTAAAGGGGTAATCCAGTAAAATTGGACTAAGAGGAAATGAGCCTAGCCAGCTTGATTTACAGCAAGTCAATATATATATATTTATTTAATGGAGGTTTTACAACATGGCACAAAACACAGGTAATGCTAGAAATATTCTTGTTGGTGCGTCACCACTATTCTTGTCAGTAGAAGATTCTACTACATCAGGATACGTAGAAAACTTGATTCCAGGCACAGCAGTATCAGGTGCAACTGGACGCAACAAGACAGTTCCAGCATTTAAGAACGGTACAGCAGGCTCTGGAACACCAGTAGTCGGTTATGTAGCAGGTGAGTCATACATCACAACTCTTAACGGAGTAGACGTAGACGCATCAGGAGCAGCATCAGCAACTACAGGAGCTGCATACCGTAACGTAGGTTACACAAATAACGGTCTTCAAATTACTTACAACCCATCATACGGTTCAGTAACAGTAGATCAGCTTCTTGACTCAGCAAAGCTATTCAAGGAGACAATGGAAGTTATGATTGCAACAGAATTCGCAGAAGGTACTCTTGAGAACGTTCTTGGCGTATTCGGACAATCAGCAGCAACTCTTACTGAATCAGGTAAGAAGCTAGGTCTTGCAGCAGGTGCACTAGGAGAAGCTCCAGTTGAGCGTCAATTAGTTGCAGTCGGACAAGCTCCAACAACTGCAGCATCATCAAAGACAGAGCGTGTATATTATGCTCGTCGTGTTCTTTCTGTACAACAGTCACAGTTCTCTTTGGCTCGTAACGCAGCATCAACATTCCCAGTAACATTCCGTTTGCTTCCATCAGGAGCATCAGCAGACGCAGGCGCAGAATACGGTACAATCGTAGACCGCACCTGGCTATAATTAATATTAATTAATTAATAAAATTCCCCTCAAGAAATTGGGGGGTTTTTTATTGCCATTATATTCTCAATATGATACAATAATTAAGACTAGATCCTAGGAGGATTAAATGGCAACAACAGTATACGATGTTGAAGAAATTCAGCTACAAAATGGCGCAACCGTTAAACTTAAGCCTTTAACAATTAAAGAGCTTCGTAAGTTTATGAAGGTCATTCAGAAGACACAAGAAGTAACATCAGAAGACGAAACACTCACGATTCTTATCGAAGCATGTGCAGTAGCCCTAGAAAAGCAATTGCCTGAATTGGTAAAGGATAAAGACGCATTTGAAGACACACTTGACGTTCCAACAATCAACCGCATCCTTGAGATCTGCGGAGGAATTAAGATGGACGACCCAAACCTACTAGCGGCAGCGGTACTGGCTGGTCAGAACTAGATCTAGCCGCTTTAGAAGGGGAAGTATTTCTTTTAGGTAATTGGAAAAATTACGAAGAACTAGAAGATAATCTTTCAATGCCAGAGATGGTCCAGACTTTTAAGTC